CGTTGACCGCTCCCAGATAAAAGCGGTCCTCCGTGTGCGGCTGCTCCAGCGTCACCTCAAAGCTGCGCACACGGACGGCGGTGGCCGCATCAGCGGTACCATCGTCAATGGTGATGGCCTGGTGATACAGCACCGGGAACAGGTTGGGGAACGCCAGCGCGCCCGTGGGGGTGAAGTTGCTGGTTTTGTCCTTCGCCAGCACCGTCACCTCAATCTGCACCATCGCGTCCGTGCCCTGGCCGGCGGTGCCACGGATGGTGATACCCGTGAACTTCGCACCCGACAGGCGGAACGCCTTGGTGGTGGGCACGTCGCCCTCAATCAGCTCGATGGTGTAGGAGTTGAGCGTGGACGATTCCTTGAACGTGTGGTCACGCGCCATGTCCACCAGCGCGGGACCCGTGTACGTCCCCAGCACGCCGCGCAGCATCTCCTCCATGCCGTCATAGTTGGCGCGCAGCACGATGGTGCCCTTGAACAACAGGCCGGCCTGGTAGATGCCGCGCCGGCTGGGCGCCGCCGTCAGGGACGGGTCCTGGATGACGCCGATGACCGGCGCCACGTTCATGGAAATCACCTCCAGCTTGAGGCCGGTGGCGGCCACCGGCGTGCCGTACACCGTTTCCTTTCCAAACTGCATGTATGACCGATGGCCCAAACCCGGCATCGCGCATCCCTCCTAGCCCATCAGGGCTGTGTGTGTGACAGCTCCAGGTCCAGCGTCAGCTCCTGGACACCGGCCGACATGCCAGCAGAAATCATGTCATCCCGGTACCCGAAGCTGCCGGGGAAAAACGGTTGGCCGAACAGCGTGGTGACGCTGCCCTCCGCCGCGAACACAGCGCGCAGGACGTCCGCCTTGAGATTCAACAGCAGCCGCGGCCCACCGCTGTCACGGTCGGGCACGAATCCGTACACGTGGAAATAAGCACGGTTGCGGTGGTACGCACGCCCCACCTCCGCCGGTATCGCTTCCGTCCGCACGTGGTGCACGTACAGCAGCGCGCCCGCATCGCTGGGGACTGAATCCGGTGGAATGCCCACGTTGACGGTGGGCACGGTGAGCCAGGAAGCCGCGGGCGCGCCGATGGTGAGTAGCACATTCACCAGCGCGTCCAGGGCTCGGTTCTCACTCGCTTCAGCTGGGGGCATCCGTCACTCCGCCGCGCACATCAGGCGCGTCAACGCTCCATCGTCCACCTGCTCCACGCGTGCGACCCGGTACAGCCGTGACTCCACCAGGATGGTGGTGGGAGCTGCGATATTGGGGAGGGCTCCTGTCTTGACCAGAACGCTGGTCTGATGTCCTGCGAAGGACGCGCCCTCCCCTGATAGCAGCTCCACATCCACCTCATCCCGGATGCCTTTGACTTCGTGCCCATCCCATTCCACGGGGACACCGAACTCCGCCAGCATCGCGTCCAGGTCCGATGCCCCGTAGTAGGATGAGCTGGCCACTAGCCGGTGACCTTCTTCTGCACGATGGCCGAAACGCCCAGGGCGCAGGAGGTGGTGGCCACCACGCTCACAGCGCGCACGTACCTGCGCACGTTGCGCACGTCCACGCTGATGGACCGGATTTGATTGGCCGTGGTGACCTGCGAGGCCGTGGCGCCCGTGACGTCCGCGAAACTGGAGTTGTCCGCGGAGTCCTGGAGCTTCGCGTCCATGGTCCCCGTGATGGCGCCCGTGACCCACACGAACGTGGCCACGCCCTCATACCCGGTCATGTCCAGCGCCGTGGAGTTGTCCGTGGCAGCAGCCACCACGGCAGCGGCACGCACCCACAGCGGGGTGGCCACCGCGATTGCATTAGCCGGCATGTTTCTGTTCTCCTTCCCGCCCGTCAGTCGCGGTGATTACCGCTTCCGCTTCGTGGGCTTGGGGTCCTGGTTCGTGGGCTCCGCCGTCTCCCCTTCAGGGAAACCTTCGTCACCCGCTTCCACATCTTCGTCCGCGTCAGCGGCCGGCTCCGGCGCAGCCTGGACATCCGGCACCGGGTGCGTGTCCACATCCGCCTCCGTGGCCGGACGCAGCCGGCCGGTGGCGGTGTACGGACGCGCCTCCTGGGCGGTCAGCTCCAGGACCCTGCCGCGGCCCACATCACCGTGCGGTGTGCCGAAACAGAACGGCTCCACCACCACGTACTTCGAACGCTCATCCATCGTGCCTCCCTGGTGTGCGGAGCGGCCTCGCGGCCACTCCGCCACCAGCTGTCTGATGTCCATGTCACCCAGCTCCCCGGACTAGCCGGTGAAGTTGGTGCCCTTGCTGAAGGACTCACCGTGACGGATGAGAATGTCCGTCATCTGGAAGCTGGCCACCTCGATGAGGCCGCGCTTCTTGGACGTGTACGGGTCCACCACCAGCTCCAGGGCTCCCCACATGCCAATGAGCATGTCGGCCCAGTTGCCGAACACCACGCCCATGTTGGAGCCGCCGGTGCGGTCGCTGCCCGTCATGACCTTGGACACCTGGGCGGACGCCATGGCGCGGTACCCGTCCACGTTGCCGTCCAGGATGGTCCCGTCCCACAGCGGGCTCCAGGTCCCCGTGCCGCCCTTCATCACGGCCTTCATGTTCGCGCTCATGCTCGGATTCGCCAGCCAGCCCAGGCTGCCCAGGTGCGCGTTTGCGTTCGCCACCTGCGCCTCCATGGCCAGGACATCGCTGTACCGGATGGCGCCAGCGCCACCGTTGCGGTCCGTCAGGTTCACACCCACCGCCTTGTACACACCGGTGGGCTCGCCGGCCGCGCCCAGGCCGTGGATTCCAGCCACGTCCAGCGCGATGGCGTGCACCTGGGCGATGTCCTCTCGCACCAGCTGCTCCGTGTCCACGCTGCCCTGCATGAGGAGCTGACGGCTGAAGGACGTGGCACCCATGAGCGTCTTGGGAGCCAGGAGCGCCAGCGCCAGCACCAGGTCCGTCTCCGAGATGGCCGCGCCGCCTTCACCCACCCACACGGCGGACTGGCCGGCCGTCTGCTTGGGGAACGCCACCGGCGACGTCAGGCCGGTCAGCGTGCGGGCGCCCAGCTGCGTGAGCACGGTGCGGTTCCGAAGCAGCTCAATCAGCTCCCCCGGCTCCTCAAACACCGTCTCCGCACCCTTGCCGGCGACGTTCGACACCAGCGAACGCTTCGCCCGCTCCGGGTCATGCCCCGGCATCCCTTCCATCAGGCGCGTGGGCACCAGGACGCCACCGCGGGCGGCCGGCACGCTCTCGCCCGTGGGGCGATTCGTGACCAGCCAGCGGTGGACCTCACCCTCCAGGCCGTCCGGCTCGCGGCGCTCAGCCGCCGCCAGGATGGCGCGAGCGAAGCTGTACCGCTTCAGGTCCTTCCGCGCCAGGCCCGCCTTCTCCAGCGACTCCGCCGAAGCCGTGGGCGCACCCTGCGTGGCGCGCTCATTCAGGATGAGCCGCTGCACGCCGGTGATGTCCAGGCCCTGCTCCTGCCAGGCCCGCACGTTCTCCGTCTTGTAGCCGAACGCTTCCGCCAGGCGGTACATCTCACCCGCTTCCGCGGTCGCCTGCGCCGCGCTGCGCTCCTGGACATCGTGGACGGCAGGCCGCGGGTCCGTATCCGCCACCTCCAGGATAGCCCCGTTCTCGCCTCGCACCTTCTTCATGCTGCGCTCCTCCTTGGGCTCCTCGCCCTCCACGTCCACCGGCGGGAAAGTCCCACCGCTCATGCCCCGGCCCACGCCCACCGTGGGGTCAGCCGGAACGCTCACGAATGACAGCTCCAGGGGTTCCCAGGCCGTGACGCGCCACAGGTCGCCCAGCTCCTCAGACTCCTCCACCAGCTTGGCCCGCTTCGGGATGTATCCCAGGCTGATGTTGCCGCGGATGTCGTCCAGCACGTCCCGCTGGATTTCCTGGCCGCGCTGGTTCGCAGAGAACTGCACCTCAGCGCGCATCACGCGGTCCTTGTCCAGCCAGGCGGAGCGCACCACGCCCACCTGGTCACCGCCGTGGTCCACCAGGACCGCAGCGCGCCCGGACTTGAACCGCGCCAGCTCCACGCTGCCAGGCCCGTGGTCCAGCACCTCGCGGTACTTGCCGAAGAATCCGAACCGCTCCACCGGGAACTCACTGGACACCGCGACGGTGAACAGCTGCGCGCCCTCATCGCCTTCAGCGCGCTCCTTCGGCTTGATTTCGCTGACCATCAGGAGCCGGAACCCTGGGGCGCCGGGGTACTTGCGTTCCTTCATGTCTCGCCTCCTAGAATCGCTTGAGCGCCGGCAGCTGACGGAACCCAGGCGCGTGGCCGTTTCGGCCAGCATCGGCCGGCTCCTCCTTCGCATCGTCCGCCGGGTCCTCAGCGTCGTCCGCCGGGTCCGCGGGGTCCTCTTTCTTCGTGGGCGGTCCGCCAGGGGCGGCCGGCGCAGGGGTCCCGGCGATGTTCACGCCGGCCTCATCCGCAATGGCCTGCTCCTCCTTCAGCTCCTCCACGATTTCCTCAACATCAGCGCCCTGCTCCGCCAGGAGCCGGGTGCGGCTGGTCAGGCCGTTCCTGATGCCCAGCTCGCCCGCCTGGATGTCCTTGAGCGGGTCCACCCACGGCCAGCCGCGGGGCACGAACTTGACGGCCTGGAACTTCCGCGGGTCACGCGTGTCCAGGACCAGGTTGGATGACAGGATGGACTGCGCCAGCCACTCGCGGAACACCGGCACCAGGAAGGACGCAATCCACCACTCCTGGAGCATCCGCCACACGTCGCGCTCCACCAGGAGGCCGGAGCGCATGGAGCTGTAGTTGACGCCCTCCAGGTCATTCGCCAGGACGTTGTACGACACGCCCAGGCCGGCCGCGATTTGCCGCAGACACGCCTTGACGAACTCCGGGAACGCCGCGCTGGGATGGTCGGGGGACCAGTCTTGCAGCTCATATCCATCCGGCGCGAAGTCGAAGGTTCCCGGATTCGCCTCCGTGGTCAGGTTGCCGTTTTCGTCCGGCGCCACCTCGCCCGCGGTGGTCCCTTCCTTCCGGACGAACCAGCCCATTTTTGCGGCACCCGTCCTGGCGGCCACCAGCTCCGCCTCCACGTAGCCCTCCAGCATCCGCAGCGGAAGCATCACCGATGCAAACCAGGTCACGCCGCGGGTTTGGTTCACGCGGTCCGGGTCATACAGGTGCAGAATCTGGTCCGCCGGGATGCGCTCGCGCACGCGCACGCCGGCACCGTAAATGCCTTCCGGCAGGTTCCAAACGTGATACGCCAGGCGGCGCCCGGTCACGTCCAGCTCCACGCCCATCCGGATTTCCGCCTGGCCCTTCCCCGGCATCACGTTCAGGCGCTCATCCAGCAGGTCAGGGTCCAGCGGCTCCAGGGCGAGCGCGTGCGGCAGGTCAGGCCGGCGGTGGAATCGCACCAGCACCTCACCGTCCGCGGCCACTGTCTTGATGCAAACCTGCTGGAACCTGGCCAAGGTGAGCCGGCCGTCCAGGCTGACGGCCTGGGACCAATCGCGGAATGCCAGCTCCAGGCGGTCATTGATGGGCTTGGCCAGGCGGCCGTCATTGTTCCGGACCTGCGCCTGGAGGGTCATACCGCGGTGACCGATGACGTTTGCGCCCAGGAGGTTCAGGTACTGGCGCGCCACGGCGGAGTTGCGGCGCAGCTCACGGCCGCG